GTGGCGGAGGATCAACCGGCCATGCTCCCTTGAATGTGATTGTGATCGGATTACTATTTGGGAAGAAGAAGTCGCCGTGATTGTCTTGATGCAGCTTGACTTCGCCGTCTTGCAACGGAAGGATTGTGAAGATCTTTGTTCCGTCGATAGTTGTGGATCGAGTCTGTGTCCCGGTCTTCTGAGACAGAATAGCAACCCTGCGCGCAGCACCGATAGTGGATGCTGGAGCGGGTGCAGGCGGAGTCTGTGTCACCACAGTCTTCTTTGAGTCAGGCATCTTTCGTTCCTTGTAGGGTGACTACTTGATTTTGTTGTCTTTCTTCCACTTGTCTAGGGCTGCTTGAGTGGTGGCAACCCAGGATTGGCAGGCTCGGAGCTGTTCAGATACGGAATCGGCTCTAAGGGCGAGGCTGAGAATAGCGTCAGAAATTGGTTGAGGAAGTACGACGGTGGTGGAGCCGGTGTTGTCACTGCCGCTGGTGGAGCCGGGATTTCCGGCACTGGCGTGTTCACGATCTTTGTTGGCGATAGTGAACTGCAGCCTTGTATTAGTAGCATGGAGCTTAGCAATAGTTTCCTGATCATCTCGAATGGCCTTTTCATACTTGTTCTGAATGTCGTTCTTCGCTTGGTAAAGCTCAATTTCAACCTTGCCCTTCGCTACTGTGAGGTCGATGAGCTTCTGGTCGGCCTCTTGGTTTGCCTTCTCAATCTGGGCGGTGTACTTGTTGACCTCGTACTGCTGTGTGTAGTACCAGGCTGGCACGGCTCCCAATCCGATGAGAAAGATGGCGCCGAGAACGTATGCGAGTAGTTTCGTGAACATTTTGGAGTCCTACAAGTGATCAAGATTGTACCGAACAGATACATCCTTGAGGATGTCCACGATAATTCGATTGGGATAGACATCTTCACCAACCGCAAAATCGTAGCATCTGAGGAACATGAGTATAGCTTTCACCACACTATACTGCACGTCTGAACACATCAACCGGAAAACGACGTTGCACTTCCTGATTCCGAAAGAGTTCAACGTACAGATGATGTTGTTAATCAACAACTTCTCGTTGATCTCTCCAGTCTTGAGGAACCGAGATATCATCTTCCTGATGGTGATGAAGACGACGAATTCCCTTTCAAAGTGGGCCTCCGAAAAGACCCCCTGAAACTTGAAGCCATCCTTGGCGAATTCTTTGACGTCTTTCTGGTCAATCTTAGGCCGATCCATTATGTATCACTTCACCTTGGTTGGGGTTACGCGGTAGCTTCGTCAGCCTTCTTGACGGGAGCTGCAGGCTTGATCTTCACGAGCTTCTCGACGGTGTGGATGTTTCCGTCGCCGAGAGTCACCGCAACCTTGAGTGTGCATTCGCCAACGTTGTGATACGCGTGCGTCGCTTCGCCAGTCGTGTGGAGGTCAATCTTGGAGTCCTTCGAACCGTCACCCCAGTGGATGACAGCGGAACTGAGGTCAGCTCCACCTGGGAACTTGACAGTCAGATCAAGCGGAGCAGGACCCGAGAGCTTCGAGAATGTGAGCTGTGGCGCAGCCGTGGCCTTGGATGCAGGCTTATCGTCGCGCGGAATTGGCTCACCCGTCTGAGGGTGGAACCACAGATGATCGTCGTTCTTGGCCATATACTGTTTCCGTAGTGGGGAAGGAGGAGGTATCAAATCACTTATAATGACGCTGATGAATTATGTAGATCAAAAGTACATCAACCTCATCTCTGTCTATTTAGAGCGTTTCAAGACTCTGAATTCTGGGTTGTACACCTTCCGGTGCCCTATCTGCGGCGACTCCCAGAAGAACAAATACAAGACTCGAGGATATTTATACACTTTCGATGATGTTGTGGCGTTCCGCTGTCACAACTGTCAGGCGAGCATGAGTCTTGCTAACTTTATCAAACACTTCTCTGTTGGGCTCTGGCAGGAATACTGCTACGAGAGATTCTACAACGGCGAGAAGCGTACACCCAAACAACGTGAAGCTGAACTCACCAGCACGAAACCGGTATTCAACCATGACAAAAATGACACAGATTCCGAGGGATCCAGGGAAGGGCTTGAAAGAAAGGCAGGCATACTTGCGCGCTTCCCGACCATCGCAAGCCTCCCGGCAGAACATCCAGCCAAAACGTACGTTCAAGGAAGGAGAATACCTGAAGTACTCTATCATGAGCTGCATTATACAGCAGATCTCAGAGAGGTATTCCGTGCCATTCCCCGATATTCTGAAAGAGTTCCAAGAGCGGTCGAAACCGCTGTGCTCATCCCTTTCTATGATGGCGGTCTACCGGTATTCGTCCAGGCCCGAATCCTCGAAAGCCCAGACCCTCATCGACGGCACCAAACCTTCCAACTTGACGAATTAGGGAAGAAGGTCTGGGGCCTCAATCACGTTGACTGGTCAAAGCGCGTATGGGTTTTTGAAGGCCCGATTGACGCGATGATGATCGACAACGGAATCGCAGTCGCCGGCGGTGCTCTCACGTCGGAGATTAAATACCTGCAAGAAAAGTGTGACGACTTCGTTTTCGTCTTTGACAATGACTACCGCTCCAACTATGAAATCTTCTATCAATTCAAGAAGGCAGTGGACCTAGGCATTCCGGTGGTTATATACGACCGAAAATTCCCATTCAAAGATGCGAACGAAGCCATCAAGAACGGATGGAGCAGGGACCAGCTCCACGCATACCTCAGCCAGCGAACGAAGCAAGGACTCTCCGCACAACTGGCTCTGTCAGAGTTCAAGCACCCAATCAAAAAGTGACATGAGCAAAAGCAACCACCCGCGTTCTGACGCTAATCAGAAAAAGGCCGAGTCCATCGAAGACCGCTCCACCCGGGCTCGCGAACGTCAAATCCGACAGACCCTGAGTCATCTAACCCTTGAAGATGACCTCGACGATCTTGACTTGGAGTGCTATGAACGAAGACATCACAAGGCGACTTTGAAATGAAGAGAATCATCTACGTTGAAGTTAACACTTCAACTATCCCACGAAACAAGAAACAGGCCTACCTGGACAGCGTCCTGCAACTCATCAAAGAAGCAAAGGCTGACGCCAGTGAAAACAATGTACCATTCTTAGTTTTCCCGAGCGAGTACGTCAAGCTCAAGGAAATCGTGATAGAGGATTGACATGAAGGGTATTGCCCTCGTTGACGCATCCAACTTGGTATTCAGCAAGTGCCAGGGTTGGTTCCAGCAGACAGGTGACCAACCTGATCTGCAAATGATTCGTATCCTCGTCATCGAGGAACTGATCAAACTCCGTTCCCGGAACAAGCAGTACGCTGAGTGGGTGATGTGCTATGACGCACAGAACTACTGGCGCCGTGACTTCTTCCAGTACTACAAGGGCAATCGCAAGAAGGCCCGGGACAAAGACAAGTTCGACTGGAAGGCCTTCTTCCCTCTGTACGAAGAGTTCAAGGAAGAAGTACGAGAGCACCTGCCTGTTGTCTCACTGCAAGTCGATGGAGCCGAGGCTGACGATCTCATTGGATCGCTCTGCAAGGTGTACGCGCCACATCGTGATGTCGCGATCTTCTCATCTGATAAGGACTTTGTCCAGGTTCAGTTGACGATCAGTCCGAACATCAAGCAGTGGTCACTGCACCATGGTAAGTGGATCACCCCGAAGAGTACTGACTACAGCCTGCTCCGGCACATCGTGAAAGGTGATGACGGCGACGGCGTCCCGAACATTCTCTCTGATCCAGACACGCTGGTGACTGAGGGTAAGCGGCAGAAGCCTGTGAAGGCTACCTGGCTGGCTCAATGTGAGGCACTCGGTCTCGCGAATCCTGAGAAGTTCTGCACCACCTTCGACATGCTTGAGGCATTCAAACGGAACAAGACCTTGGTTGATCTCCGCGAGATTCCTGAAGATCTGACTCAAAAGATCATACAGAATTACGAATCCCAAGTTCCTGTCACAGGGAAAACATACAATTACTTCGTGAAGAATAGGCTCACGAAGTTGATGGAAGGTGGAGGTTTCTGATGCATCTCACCTGTACTTGCCCGGTCTGCTATTTCGAGATCGATGTTGAACTCTGGTCGCCTGGTTCTATCGAGAAGTGTCCTGCATGCTACTACGCCTTGAATGTCGAAGAGACTGATCAAGGCGACAAGTACCTACTGGAAGCCATCTGATGCTTGCCTTGATACTCAGGCTGATCAACGACCTTCGTGCAGGCCTCAAGAAGAGGAAATGCACTCATCCACGCTTCTGGGAAACCAGAGCGTGTGATGCTGTCTGTTGTGAATGCAACAAGAACCTCGGATTCATCAAAGACATCCGCGGCACCGGCCGCGAAGAAATCTTCAAACCCATCGGATACTATCGATGAAATGCGCAATCTGCAACTCCGTGATGATTCTTCGTCACGATGTACAAACTCACACAAACATCATGTGGTGTGGGTGCGGCTACCAAGAATCGATCAGCTGTGAAGCTATCGCCGACACTGCAGCCATGGATCAGTGGCTGAAAGCTCAACCGACGGATGGCCTGTATGCCCCTGTATGATTTCCACTGTAAGGACTGTGACCACGTCTTCGAGAAACAGCTGAAGATTGCCGAGATGGAACAGCCTATCGCCGAACCGTGTCCAGAATGCAAGAAGGAAGGCGCCATCGAGCGATTCATCGGGCGCGTTGGTTTCGGTGATCCTGTCGGGTTAGGTTTGAAGAAGCCCGGCCAAGGCTGGACTGATTGGCTCAACCTCTTGAAGAAGCAAACTCCCGGTGCCGCCAACTTCAACACTTTCCGGTGATGTATGCATGACAAGCGCCTTGATTTCATTGAAAATTGTACCACATTGACGCTGTTGAAGAAATACATCGAGCAAATGCTCGAGTTTCACGGCTGTTCATCTGATTCGATTGAGGTCCACGAAGGGTATTACTACGACTCGATCGCCATGATCGTGCGAGTCAACTCTAGGTACGGCCCCATCAAAATCACCACACCTGAAGTACCAATCTCTGAAGTAGCAAAGCTTCCCAAGATTGTGGAAGCATACCTACTCGACGTTTTCGCCAACATCTGAGGATACATCATGTCGTACGCAAGTTTTGTTGACAACCCAGAGCTCCAGTTGCACCTGGCCAATCGCTACGAAGTCTGGCACACCGCCTTCAAGCAGGCCCTCTCTGTTGAACCGTACAAGCCTTCAGCTGCAATCGAAATCGCCAATCAGGCGGCAGCTGCACTTGACAAGGATTTCGGTTACGAGTTTGAAGAGACAGGTCCGTCTCCTACTCACACCAAGCCACACCACGCTGAGCTTGAATTCGATGGCGTGAAGACTTCGCCGCTTCCTCTCTTTGACGCCAGCCGGCACGACGATGGCTACTATGCCAAACTGGCCCAGTGGGTCTATAATAACGGCCTCGGTGCCGCCTCGGCGAAGCGTCTTCGTCAGACCTTCTTCGAGAACGATATCGAGAGTTCTTCCGGCCTGCCGTGGACCGTGAAGAGCGTTCAGACGTTCATCGCACGTTACCTCTGATGGAAAAGGTCGAGGTAGCTCAGAGGGTCAGTGATTTTCTGAGCTCCTCGGAAAAGCCACTCACTAAATATCCCGGCGTCACCAGAGTTCTGTCGTCTACTCAAGACGACACTGCTCTCCTGGAATGGAGGAAACGAGTAGGAGAGGCGGAAGCAGATCGTATTGTGAAGGAATCCACTACGATCGGCAATTCGCTAGACGCCCTTGTTCAGAAGCATTTCAACGAAACCAACTTCAAACAAGAAAACTACAAATCCGAAACCGGATATGATTTGTACCGTCAATTGAAGAAGCCGCTGCTCCTCGTGGAGCCGTTGGCCCTGCAAATGAAGGTCTGGTCAGATAGGCTGAGGGTCATGGGTTACTTGGACATACTCGGTTATTACGACGGAGTACTGTCAGTCATGGACGTAAAGAACACAAGAACCACTAAGAGAAGAGAGTACGTAGAAGACTACTTCCTGCAGACAACGATCTACTCGCTCTGTCTGTATGACCTTCTTGGCATCGAAGTAAAGCAGATCGTGTTGCTCATAGCTGATCGGAGCAACACGGTTCCCCAAGTCTTTATAGAGAGAACCAAGAACCATGTTCAAACTTCTATTCGCCGTATTGCTGAATACAATCGCACCAACGGCAACACCAACACAACATTTGGAACTGGATCCAAAACAGATCCAATGCCTGGCGGAAAACCTATATCATGAAGCAAGAGGTGAAGGATACGAAGGCCAAGCAGCGGTCGCACAAGTCGTCTTCAACAGAGTCCAAGCAGGAAACTACAGGGACTCAATCTGCGGTGTGGTCTACCAGCCCGGACAATTTGTCTGGACTGATAAGGACGCTGGAACCAGGCGCGTACCGCATAAGTCTCCCGAGTACGAAGAGATTGAGCTCCGAGCTTGGCTCTTCGCCCTTTCAAGGAACTCAGGAGTCTCCTTCGCAGATCCTCGTGTCAAAACTTCCACCCACTTCTGTGTGAAAGGATTCAAGGACCGCAACCTGGCTTTCGACAAGCAGATCGGCCACCACAAGTTCTACTCGGTAGCATCTCTATAGGGATACCATGACGTATAGTGAAGAGATTCTTTTGCAATTGAATGAGTTGGCCCAGGTAAACGGCATCAATCTCTTCGAAGCGGCTTCGCACTACTGCGAATCACACGACATCGACCCAGCAGATTTCTACGATGAGATTGATGCCTCTGCGCGAGACCAGATCAAACTGGCCGCCATCGAAGGCAACCACGTCCGAAGGGACCTGAGGAAGAAGAACGCGAAGCTGCTATGAGTAGACGCACAACCCTGAATTGCTTCAGGGATTATGTGACGATCAAGTTGCATTTCAACTCCGAAGCATTCATCTGGCACTCGAAGGCAGGCGAAAAGATCTCAGAGAACGCTCTGTTCTCACGAAAAGATCAGTACTACTTCGAGGCACTCACAAACAAATACACTGACGATCATGAACGACGCGAGTTTCTCGTGTCAGCGTTCATGTTCAATCCGAACTTTTGGATCGGCGAGTGGAAGCATGAGGATGTTGTGGCTTTCCACAAGAGCCGAATGAGGAGAGCGAACTCCTTGGTCTTCAACTTCAATTCTGACGTTGACAACATCAAGGAGTACATGGACGAGAAGAAGGTTAGCATCAAGACCCTTCTTCTGAACGATGGTGACAGGCCTGCAATCATCAAGCAGAAGTCAGCAATCATAGGTGGAGTCACGGATGAGACGATCTCGCTACTCGATAGGGGATTCTGTTTCCTGAAACAGCCAACAGAAAATCCATTCTGGAAGCAAGAGTCGTTCAAACTCCATAAATACCAGCACTTCTTGTCGGTACCGAAGGAAGTACTCGTATCAAATCTAAACCAACTGGCACTCAGGCCTTAGAGCCACTTTCGCCGCATTAGGAGATCACTCATGTCATTTGCAAACCTCAAGAAAAACAGCAAGAATTCGATGGCAGCTCTCGCAAACAAGTTGACCAACGAAGGTAAGTCCGGCTACGAGAAAGACGCCCGCTATTGGGAGTTCCAAGTCGACCAGGCCGGCAACGGAATGGCAACCATCCGTTTCCTCCCGCCGCCAGAAGGCGAAGAGTTCCCCTACGTCAAGATCTTCGAGTACGCGTTCCAGGACAAGCGTACCAATCGCTGGTACATCGAAGCGTCTCGTGATACCCTTGGCGAACCTGATCCGGTCTCGGAAAAGTGGGCTGAACTGTGGAACGCAGGCATGAAGGACGAGGCGAAGAAGTACTCGCGCTCGACTCGCTACATCTCCAATATCCTCGTCATCTCTGATCCGAAGAATCCGGCGAACGAAGGCAAAGTCTTCCTCTATAAGTACGGTCCGCGCATCTTCCAGAAGCTGCAGGGCGCCGTCAAGCCAGAGTTCGAAGACGAAATCTCGTTTGATCCGTTCAACTTCTGGGAAGGCGCGAACTTCAAGCTCAAGGCGCGCATCGTCGACAAGCAGCGTTCATACGACAAGTCGGAGTTTGAAAAGCCGGCACCGTTGTTCGATGGCGACGACAAGAAGCTCGAGGCACTCTATGCTTCGCAGTACGCACTGCTTCCGGAAATCGCCCCGGACAAGTTCAAGGACTACGAGACGCTGAAGAAGCGCTTCCTCTCGGTTATCGGTGGCGCACCTGCTCAGGAGCGTCAGGCTGGTGGCAATGAAGAGCGTGCTACTTCGACTCGAAACGACGATCCTCCGTTCGACGCAGACGAGCCGAAGAAGCCACAGGGCCAGAAGGCATCAGCGCCAGCTGGTGATGACGAGGACCTCGAGGCGTACCGCAAGATGCTCGAAGATTAAGGTCTTCGTTCACTGAATAAATAAAAGGGCACGCGGTCTATGGTGCCCTTTTATTTTGGATCCTGCCGATGACAACAGATTACACCCAACTGAACCTTGAGATTTGTGCGGGCGAATCGATCTCCAAGATCGAAAACGTACTCCGCCACCACGGTTCAGATGTGAAGACCTTCGATTGGAAGAGGTTCATGACGTGGCTGAACAACGCGCCCGAAGAGCTTCTCTCGAAGATCACTATTCCGTCCAAGCCTTCCAAGTCACCTCTCAACGCCGTTCTGACTGAGCATGCTGGATCAGGCCCAGCCCTGACCTACATCCTGATCATGTATCGGTCAAAGTGGATCCAGACCAAAGCGTATCTCGAGTCTGACATCGAGAAGTTCGTGAAGATGTGGTCCGGAACTGAATATGCACAGAAGAAGCAGTGGTTCCTGACAGGAGATGAATCCAGGAAGGCGACTGAGATTGTCTGCGAAAACGTCATCCCACAGTTTGAGAAATGGGGCCTGGATCGCGGTCCTGCCACCGTCAACTCGCTGTTCCGAATCCTCAAGAATCTAGAAGACGTCCAACTCTCTGCAACGAAGGATTTCAAAGCAGAGCTGGGCGCTCTGTTCCTACAGTCGTCGTTCTTTGACAAGGACGTGCGAGCACAGATGGCGAGATTCTACGCCACTAACTACATCAAGGTCGCTCGTGCTCTCGGCATTCCAGAAGAGAATGTGGAGAACATGGACGAAGGCTACATGATCAAAGTCGATGCCAAACTGCTGCATGAGATGAATGCAGTTCAGAAGGCATTCATCCAGATCGAAGACAAGTACGCCACGAATCCAAAGAACAAGTCGAAATACGTCATCCATGATCTCTCGGTATCGCCAGAAGACGCGATCCTGAAAGCCTGGAAGGCGTGCCTCGGAACCGCTACCCTTCGACCTGAAGCGTTTATGCTCCAGACTTCTCGAATTGTTCCCCTGTTGGGTTCGATGGAGAAGCTGTGGGAGTTGATGGAATCCAAGCCGGTCATGGACCGGATCTGTGACTACATCAAAGACCTCGGTACGCCTGGTCTGGGACTTGTTCTCGGATCAATCGTTGACTACTGCCAGGGCCAATCGATCTCCACACGTGCAACCTTCTACCACTTCTTGGTCAATCTGAACCAAGAGTACGCGAACCTGCATCCAAACATGGTCTCGCCAAAGGCCACGTACTACATGATGATCATCGCCAGCTCAACACCTCTGGCGTGGCGTCAGTATGTAGCAATGCTTCCAAGATTGCAGTACGTCAACAAGCTCCCAGACATGATCGACTCGGAGCGCGGAACCTTCAATATCACGGCCCCAAAGAACCTCGCGTTCCTCAAGAAGGCCGTGGAAGATGTTCTGCTGCCGTGGAAAGACAAGCTGGTCTGGAACGACCCACGCGTTCTTTTGATGCTGTTGAAGTCACTCGGTTATGAAGACTTCATGAAGTTCGCATTCTCGGATGACAAGATCCAGTCGGCTTATGAGCTCCTCGCCAAGACTGAACCGAAGTCTCCGTACCTGAAGCTCCTCGCGTCCAAGAACATGAAGATCCGTAACGAGGTCTTCTCAAACATCCAGAAGCGCATGTCTCTAGGTGGACTCGATCCTATCAAGTTCTGTGATCCGTCGAGAAACCTTGCAGATTTGCCATCAAAAGATGTTCCTGATCATGTGCAGGCACTCTTCGGTAAGGCATTTGATAACCTGAAGATCACTCAGTGGCGCCCAGATGTTTTGGGCTCACGCGACGTCTACATGAAGTCTGATTGGATGGGTAATTTGTACACCCGAAAGATCCAAGAGCGTGCATACACCGCCATGGCACAGCATGCTCATTCACCTGACTCGTTGGCGGTTGTTACTGATGCTCTTCCGACTGCTGAAGTCGACAAGCTCCTGCAGATTTTCCCAGACGAGCACCTGCGTGAGGCCCTGAAGTCTCAGACGCCGAAAGATACAGCACAGCTACTGCACATCCTCGACAATTGTGCGAAGATGCACCACCCGGCTCTGTCTTTCGAGGCGATGTCCAAGCTCCTCGATGTTATCGAAGAGATCGTGGACAAGAAGCAGGACAAAACGGCTGAAGAATACAACCACCAGTCTGCTATTCGTTTGGCGGTCTGTGATATCATTGGCCGTTGGGCTGACGATCGTAAGCAGGACGCAGATAGGCTGTTCGCGCACCTCAAGAAGCATCCGGTTCTGCGCGAATTTGCGGCCAAGTACTTCGCTGAGTTCTCTGCTGTCAATGTTCTCGTCAACCTGTTGAACACGTCTGTCATCAAGCCGTTGACACCGACGACTCCTGAGCAGATGCGTATCCTCATGAAGTTCAACAACATTGAGCTTCCAACCGAGAAGAAAGTCGATGTCTCGAAACTTGAGACCTTGGACGAGATCCTTGACATGCGTAACCAGGCGAAGCTGGTCTGGCGTGACTTGCATGTCGAGCACAACGACCTGGACGAGGCTGAGCTGCTCGAGCGTTCCATCAAGCTCGACAAACACAACAAGTATCGCCACGGCGACATTGCGATCAAGGTTGTGAAGGAATTCAAGGTCGACGTTCCAATTCAAGCTGAACTGACTGCAAAGTGGGATGAAGTCCACAAGGATGACGAAGTCATGATCCCGGTCTTCCATGGAACGGGTTCAGTTGCCGCTTCGTTCATTCTCCGTTTCGGATTCGCAGTCATCATCGAAGGCGGTGGCGGCGTCGCTATCGCGGGCAAGATGTTGGGCAACGGCATCTACTTCTCAAACGTCATTGACAAGGCTGCTCAGTACGCTTCCGACAGCTCATTCTCCCGAGGCAAAGGCAACAAGGGCTACATCTTTGAGATGAGAGCCAACCTGGGTAAGAAGGGCAAGGACTACAACTGCGCAGGTGTTGATGGAACTGATGGTATCCGCTCGCCAGAGTGGTGCGTCTTCAATCCAAACGGCCAGCTGAGAATCTACAAGGCCTACGAAATTGAATTGACAGACAAGGCCGAGATGCGCGACATGAAGGGTAAGTACAAGACCCTGATGAAGGACAAGGGCATCGACGTAGACGACGATACGGACAATACATGAACCCACTCATCATCAAGCCATTTGGCCAGTACCTGAAGGAAGAAACTGGCCAGGTTTCGCCGACACAGCTTGTTTCATACACATTCATGGACGGCACGATTCCGATCTCTGAAAATGAGGTCGTATCCTTCACTGAGTTTGACCAATACCAGTTCGGACCTCATGTCTCTATGGAAGGTTCTGGCCAAGGGCCCGTCCTCTACATCGATACTCCGTACTCTGATGGTGGCGAGATTTACGTCGTGCGTTTCACATCAGAATTCATGAATGACCTGATTGAATTTGGTCGGTATTTGATACTGTTAAGAAATCCGGCCTGATTCAAGGGCTCGGTCCATTACAATATGATCCTGATTTGGAGATATCATGGCTGTAGTAGAGCACCAAATATTCGACGTTGAAACCCTTGGTCTGAAAGAGCACGCCGTTGTCACTTCGCTAGCGTGTGTTCCTTTCACGTTTGAAGGTGATGAAACGTATCCAAAGCTGGTGAGTGAGGGCTTCTTCGTGAAGTTCAAAATCTCCGAACAGCTGAAGATGGGCCGTCAGACTACACAGTCGACTCTCGATTTCTGGAAGGGCCAGCCCCAAGAAGCAAAGGTCCATTCAATCATCCCGTCTCCGAACGATGTCGGCCTTGAAGAGGGTCTGACCAAACTGACGACTTGGATCAAGGGCCGCAAGTACGAATGGAAGAAGTCGTACCTCTGGTCACGCGGCAATGCTTTCGACTTCCCAAAAATCGAAGACCTGTTCGACCAAGTCGGCATGAAGGTTCCTTTCAACACCTTCCGCGTACGTGACGTCCGCACATTCATTGACATCTTAGCTGGAACTGACAATGGTCAGTATGAACTCCAAGGTGGCGTCCCGAAAGAATTTGTGAAGCACCATGCTCTGCACGATGCTGCGCATGACGCCGCAAAGATGAAAGAACTCTACAAAATCAACTCTGGAGAATGAAGCTGTGGCTCTCTACACCATCACAAGAAGGCTTTCACCGTATAACCCCGGTGCAAATTACCTGGTGGGGTTTGACAAGTTGAATAATCCGGTTTTCAAACTAAGCTCCAGGCGGAACAGTGCAAGGGGCCAGAGGCCGATTCTTTATACGTCTTGGGCATCAGCCAATAAGGCGCTTCGATCAGTCAGGCATTCTACTCATCTGGGGTTTGAGCCCCAAATTTCAAAAGTTCGTACAACCAATCTCGTCCTAGGATAGAAATTCATGAGTGTTGAGCAAGGCGCAATCACTATTCCGTCGGATCCGCACGTCCGTAAGGAAATCAAGGACTGGGTTCTTGATACCCATGATCTGATGCTCCAAAAGGAAGCGTTCGACGCAAAGATCAAGGATTCCGTGGCTGGCGCAGCCGAGAGGTTTGAGCTGCCGAAGGAGTACTTGAGCAAGATGGCTCAAATGTACCACAAGAGCACATTCAAGAAGGAACAGGTCAAGACCGAGGACATCTTCTCGCTCTATGACGTCGTGATGGGAGACGGCGATGGCAACTAGATTCTCAGGAACACCGTTCGGTGAAGAGCCGACGAGAGAAATTGTGGCAACAACTGAACGAAAGAAGCCAGGTCCAAAGCCTGGCGCCAAGGCAGCAGCTGCCGCTGCTAAAGTACAACCTGCGGCTCCGGTCGCTCAAGGAGCACAGCGCATGGCAACACCAGCACCGAATACACTCACAATCGACAAGTCGTTGGTCGAGTTCCTCTTCTCTCGTCAGGAAGAATTGGCCCACAAGTATATCTCAGACTACGACACATTCATCAAGGGCATGGTCTACATCGCATCGAAGCCCCTGTCTCCGAACGCGCCGGACACATTGTGGTCCAACTTCCTGTCTCAGTTGATCGCCAGAACGGTGACAGCGGGATCGAAAGGAGTTGCCGTTCGCTAGTATTCTCCCGGTGTACCTCGGTACATCTTAAGGGCGGCCTTGTGTCGCCCTTCTTTTTGGATCACTAAATAAATGGGTACGCCACACATACTTGGACACCCATAATGATCCTTCTCGAATTCACAGAATGGCTGAATGAAGCCATCTCGACAGGCAACATCGATCGTGCGGCGGAGCTGATCACGACCTACCTGGTTAAGCACACTCCGCACCTGATCTTCAGGATGCCTGGCTATGAAGAGTTCTCGAACAGCAAGAACCGTGGCTTCGGTATTCGTCTATTTTACGGAAACGATGATTCCATCCGATTCAATTGGGTACACACGAATTTCAGCTCAGCAGAGCTCGACTCTGTTGACGTTTGGGAAGGCGGTGGCGGCAAGGATCCGACCTGGCACCTAGAGTTCGATCGTGAGCTGTCACTTGTCACAATCCTCCCGACGATCGTACAGATCCTGACGGCGCCAAATATCAAGCCTGAAGACATCATCGCGATCCCAGATCCATTCGAGCCAATGCGCCTCGAAGAAAACATTTCTGATGATCCGTTTGAGATTGTCATCAACTCGCTCAAGGCAGGGGAAAAAGTTCCTCTAACGGCCTTGGCAAACAAGACTGCAACATATAAAATCATCCAGTATATCCGCGAACACTACGCTAACCTCTTCGCGAAGGATGGGCGTGATACAATCTTCAAGGGTCTGCATTCAGACGTCGAGAAGATCAAGGCAATGCGTGACACAATCCTGCACGCCGTTGGCGCTGTCAAGGTCAAGGTCGTTCCAGGCGGCACTGGTGAAAAATATACAGGCGACACGAAGTTCGACGCCATGGATAAAGAAGGTTTGGAACATCTCGCATATGAGGACCAGCTGAAGGACCTTGAGGGTCTGATCAGGCTGACGATCAAGGGCGCTTCGAATGCCCTATTCATTGCTGGACGAGGTGGTGTCGGTAAGACCCACACTGTTGAGAAGGTCCTTTCGGATGCTGGTCTGCGAGACGGCGACGGCTACTTCAAGATCACTGGTTCGGCATCTGCCGGCGGTATCTATCGAGAGCTGTTCAAGCACCGAAACGATCTGGTCCTATTCGATGACGCCGACGGCGCTCTTTCGGATCAGGACTCTCGTAACCTGATCAAGGCCGCTACCGACACCAAGAAGGTGCGTAAGCTGTCTTGGATGAAGGCTTCGAAGAATCTGCTAGACCCAGACGTCATCACCGACGCTGACATCGAGCAGGGAATGCTCCCAACATACTACGAGTTCAAGGGACAGATTGTCTTCATCTCCAACCTGGCGATAGACAAGCTGGACCCGGACAAGGCTCTGCGTACACGTGCGCTGATGATCTCAATCGATCCAACGGACGAAGAAGTTCTCAACTTCATGCGCAAGATCTGCAACGGCATCCCATTGGATGATGGTTTGATTCTGTCGGACGCCGAGCGTACCGAAGTTGTTGACCTGATCGGCCAAAACAAGAACGACCTGAACATCCGAAAGCTGATCCGTGGTCTGAATATCCGTGCCGGTGCTGCTGCCGCTGGTGTTGGCGGAACCGAATGGCAGCGTCTCGTCAAACGTTATAGCTAAGAGGAACACATCATGGATTTCAACACATTTGTAGACCAGCTCGTTGAAGGTAAGATTGTCATTGACGAAAAGACTGTCTCGGGCGAAGGTGCATACTTCAACAAGGCACTGGATGCTCTGCATGCCAAGAAGAAGGCCGCTGAGGCTGCCGCAGCCGGAAAGCCACACAATCCAGGCCTCGAGAAAGCCGCAGAAGAAGCTCGAAAGAAGAACATGGGGAAGTAATTCACGAAGGATTCGTGAGCTGGTCAAGGATGAAGCAAGGACGGCGAAACACAGCTCTCGGTCATCAACCCACCAGCTGGTAGAGTGGGGATAGGCCCAGGACCGAGAGCTTTCACAAGGGGATTCAATGGACGCCGATACTCAATGGTTCAACCAACTCCTGCAGACTCTGATCGTTGTTGTAGTGGTCGGCGCCTGTATGATCTTCGCTTGCATGTGGTTCTGGAACCAAGGCCACGAAAAGGATTGTAGATGAAAGGCTTCACAGAATTCATGAACGAAGGCGTCCACGCACGTTCAACTGACATCCTTCACGACTTGATGTTGGCTCTAAAGTCAACATCTCTCAACACCCGAATGACCGAGTGGCGTACCAACGAAGTTCCTCATGGTACTCTTGAAGTACGTGATCTCGGCAGATGGGAGAATCCGCCTCGTCATGAAATGCCTGACGATGATGACGGCGAGGATTACGATTGGCAGATCCTGACGAACGACTCTGCCTCCAAGATCTCAGAAATCGTGAAGAAGATCGAGCAAAAGTATTCCTGCCAAATCAGATGGGGCTGCAACGAGAAGAATTGGATCGACTTCAGCCTCCCAAATTAAACACGGGGCACGCCTCTGCATCGCAAGTGTGCCTTCTTACTGTATCAAAGTTGGGCCAGTTTCCTAACGATTTCATACTAGACTGATAGGGTATAGGATGAGATTGAGCCCAGAGCCATAGTGCCGTGCTGCCTTTCTTCATCGTGACTCAGCCACAATGGGCCAGCACTAATCGTCGGACCACGTGTCTCGCCGTGAGCAAGAGGCTGTAGGTACTTCTGAGTCACAATCCAAAGGCATGACTGGCAACGCTCACCTGCGACCAGTGTCACCGATTTGAGATGTGATGTTCTCTCCTCGGTGTGGCAGAATATTCCGAAGCAAGCGAAGGGCGCCGTCCGGTTCTCGCGTCCGCACTATACAGCAGCTTGACTCACTGTGTGGTTATCGGCTCCGTACTGATGACTGCTGCACCTTCGGTTGGCAACAGCCGAAGGTGTGGCTCAACAGCCCCAACTGATACTCAGTAGGATACTTAAATACGTGAGTATCCCACCAAGAAGAATACGATGGCATCCCAGGCACTAAGTACAGCAATTTCGAAGGTACAGGGTTACCTGAAAGCAAACAACCAGGGTTTGACTCAGATGTTTGCTGAAATTCTCAACGATCTGAACCAGATTCAGATGGAGTTGACGACAAAAGGTACACGTATCAAGAACATGACGAAAGTTCGTCAGTTGGTCACTCAGCTTCAAGATCTGATTCAGGAGCCTGAGGAAAAGATCGAGGAGATGTCATCTACAGATTTCTTGAAACTTCGGATGGCCGACAAGCCAGAAACGTATGGACCGGGCGCTGCTGTTTTGGCTGCCGGCCATGCAGGAAAGGTCGTCGGTGTCAAGGAGAAGAATGGCAAGGTGATGGGCTACGACGTTGATGTCAAGGGCACTGTCAAATTCTACATGGCTGTGTCGGTTGAGAAGCTCCATGAAGAGCAATCCGCGATCGATATCATCAGATCTCGTATTGAGGAAGGCTACGTCGGATCAAATGAAGGTCGACCGATTCACGTTGAGACTTCTGAAGAGAAGATGAAGGAACACAAGATTCCGAAGGCTGGCTACGGCGAATCGTACGGGTCAACAAAGACCATTGAGCACGAAGGCCACAACTTCAACGTCTATCACAATGCTGGCAAGACGCTCGCCGTCTCGGTTCGAGCAGCAAACGCCAAGCAGACGCCACACGAGAAGGTTGAAGCCTTCGCCAAGAGATTTGAGAAATGAAACAGTTTCTCATCGCACTCGTCATCTTCGTTGCCCTCATCGCAGTGGCACATTTCGTCTATCTCGCTTTCGGAGTACAACACCAATGAAATCTTTCACTGATTGGACAACAGAACTGAACGAAGACTCTCGCATCAACAGCGAGAAGGTCAACCCAGATAAGCACCTTGCTGCAGGCACGAAGGTTCAGGTGAACTATCGTCCTTCGAAGCACCACGGCATGACTGGAACTGTCACTTCTCATATCGGAACTCGTGTGACCGTCCAGCACGAAGATGGTTCTGAGACTCACCACATTTCTACCCTACATCATGCTTCGGGCGGCGCTAAACCAGTTCTTTGAGGTGAAATGCATGAGAAAATTCATTCCTGAAATCTTCACTCTTCTGCTCGTTCTCTTTGTCGGTACAGCTTCAGCCGACGTCCACGTCTACAAGGACAATGTTGAAGCATTCTGCGCGGCGACCCAGGTTGATGCCACCCACTTCGCAGGAAACTGCGCCACCACACCTCCTCCGAATGATCCAACGGCCCTGACATTCACACAGATCCGTTACAGTGATCACGGCGTCTACCGGCCGGTCAACAACGTCGATGTTCGCACTAACTTTGGCGGAATCGTTGGTCGTATCTCGAATGTCCCAACATTCAACGGCGTGTTCCCGTACTTGTCTGGTCCGACCTGGGCAGTCACTCTCCCAGCCAACAAGATCATTCGTGACCGTATTGACGTTCTGCCTGGCACACCGACGAATATCTCTCGATCGCTTGTTGCTGTTTCGTATGGACCGTCGCCAAATGATGCTGCTCACTCAGTACGAGTAGCGATTGTTCCTGTTGGTGGCGCGTGGCCGACTGGCCCAGACACAGGTTGCTTCAAGTCACATCAGCGATTCATGGATCAAACTTTGCTCACAACAACGACGAATCCAGCTGACGCAAACCCATATCGTTGCAAGCTGATCCCAGGCCAGTCCTACGAGATCTTGTTTGGGTATGATATTCCAAGCTCACAAGGAAACGTGGTCTTCTGGTGGCACTAACGACCTGGCTCCGCCGCGCGGTTCAGAGTGCGGCCTGAGACTTCCAGGAGTTCAGAGGGGCGTCGGCAACGGCGCCTTTCTTTTGTTTCTCCAAAGAAAATGCTTGACTTTTGAAAGTGTTTCCAATAGACTATGGTTGTAGGCCAAACCACCTCACCTTCAGGAGCTGAAGATGCAGTACTCGGTCCAAATCGTCTCGAAGAACCCCGCACGCCATTCGTCGAAGGGCTTCATTCTCGAAGACGGCATCCAAATCGCCTCGTTCGAACGTAAAGCGGCCACCGGCCCTTACATCAACGATATGACGCTCAAGTTTTTCACCGAGGCGTCGAAGGCTCGCTTCTGCGACTTTTCGGATTCGCTGTCGATGGTCGAAACCGTCGAAGCTTTGGGAGGCTGATCATGGGAACCAAACCTGGCACTGTCACAATCAACCTGACGCCGTGGATCTTGGCATGGCTGGTCATCGGACTCATCGTCACCAGTTCGTTCAACATCTCCTGGTGGTGGTTCACCGGACCGCTCCTGCTCATCCTGAGCCCCTTCCTCATCATCTTCCTTTTCGTGTCGGCGGTGTTCATCTATACGATGATCCGCCATCCGGAACGCATCAAGTGGGAAGTGAAGAAATGAAGCAGATGCGCCAGATCAATTCGAACCTCTACACTGCGGATGATGGAACAATCCTCGTCCGGATCAACCACGAGTGGGTCTACCTCGACCACATCAGCCAAGTCGTCGACAAGGACCAGTACCGGTACGACGTCGCCGAACGCAACGGCCTGGAGTTGAAATGAGCACGTATCGAAACATCACAATCAACGGCGTCTGCTATCTCTGCGCTGTCGTCAAGGGCAAGACCTACATCCTGGGCCGCACCGGACTGGTCGGCAACTGCCAGGATCCTTCGAGGATGCAGAAATGAACGGCCCGTCGAAAGACACTGATCCGAACTTTGGCCCGGGGCATTTGACATGATCGAGAAGACCAACGTTAAGGGTGCAGAGGGCGGCCTCTGTAATCGCTCGGCTTGTCAAGCGCCAGGCGCTACCTGGTACAACGCCTCGACGATGAAGTACTATTGCGAGGATTGTGCCCGCGAGATCAACAAGTGGTCTCTCAAGGACGACGGTTTCCGCATCTGTGTCTTCGGTGTCGGCGAGCCGACGTTCAATGACGTCAAGTTCGGAAACAAACTGCGTGATACGCTTGTCGACGTTCGGGCTGGCATGGACCTCGCGTATGATGCTGTTTCGAAGGGCCTTTACGACGAAGCCCTCCTCCACCTCGGGCATCACATCGCCCTCGCATCCAAGGCACTGAGATGAGCACAAAACCTGTTGAAAACGTGAAGGACCTGTTCAACCTCTTCGAATCTGCGGAGAATCAGGTCCACTACAACCCAACGGCAACGGACCGTGCAGATTTCATGCAGCGTCTCGAGACGTTGAAAAAGGCTGCCATGAAGCTTTCGGAGCTCCAGAACGACGTCCGCAAGATGACGATGGAGACCTTCGAGAACAACATGTCTCTGGCTTATGACATCGGCGTCGATGAGTCGATGTCATACGGGAACAGCGAGAATCATGCTCTTGAAATCGAGAGCCTGACCAGTGGCGCTTCGGAGTCCATGTGGCTGCCGAGTTCCTGGGAGAGCTGCTGATGTGCCCGTTGGTCTGTGAGTACACATTCTACGCCTGGGCAGGCGGTCCGGTACACGCCAAGATGCAGAATCTCAACATCCTGCACAACTCGGTCGAGAGATTGACCCGAGACGATCTCTACAAACTCGTGGACCTGTTGCTCGACAACAACCTGAACGTCATGATCAAGAAGAATCGTGAGTCGGTTGCGAGTTACACGGTCTTCGTGGATGACAAGGGATTCACGCAGCGATGAAGCAAGGGTTCACGGGCACCCGGCGGGGCATGACCGATCATCAGAAGTGGCGGTTTGGTCACTCGATCGGTATCATCCAGCCTGTTGAATTCCATCACGGCGACTGTATTGGGGCTGATTCTGACGCTCATGATATCGTGCGAGAGGTCTGTCCCAACTGCAAGATCGTGATCCATCCTTGCAACCTCGAGAATCAACGTGCTTTCAAACAAGGCGACGTGATTCTCGAACCGAAGCCTCCGTTGGAACGGAACAAGACGATCGTCGAAGTCTGTGACGGCATGATCGCCACCCCTGGCGAGTTGGAAGAGCAGCTTCGTTCGGGGACCTGGGCAACCATTCGGTACGCACGAAAGATGATGCGGCCAATGATGATCATGTTCCCGAAAGATTTGCTTGACATCTAATACACTTTCAAATAGAATAGGCCATGAATTTCGAAGAACTTCAAGCTCGTGCTTTGGCCGAACCTGAGGTCACCTGGAAGAACACTCGGTGCATCCGAGTTCATTCCCATGGAGAGATCGTCGGTTTCATGGCCTGGCATGGCGGCTTTGTATATCGGACGTCCAAAGAACAATGGGACGCTGGCAAACTCACGGAAGTGCACTGATGACTATCCTAATCGGATCACAAGCGCTCCATAAGCGGTTCCCGGATTCCCGTGAGCCGAAGCTGGACTACGACATGATGGGAACCGTGCAGGAATTCACGGAGTTGGCCAAGGAGCTTTCGAAGATCCATGGTGAAATCACTGCCGTGAAGCATTCGGAGGACGGCGACAAGGTCTATGCATTTTTCAAGGATAACATGGTCCTTGAGTGCGAAATCGCCTGGCCTGGCACCTTGACTGAGAAGCTTGTCGATTGGGTCAACCAATCGGAAGAGTGGCTCGACTTCTCGATCGGTGATGTGTGGGTTCGAGTGCCACCCCTCAATTTCTTGTACATGCTCAAGATGTCGCATCGATACAAGAAGAACTCGCCGCACTTCCTCAAGACGATGCGCGACATCCAGTTCATGCGCTCAAAGGGAGCAAAGATCGGAATCGACACCTATCTCCTACGTCCGCTGTACAAGCAGCGCATGAAGGAGACTTACAACTACGCGCACCCGAACCTGAAGCAGACGAAGAAGGATTTCTTCACAGACGACGTGCCGTACAAATATGACCATGACTCAATTCACCGAGCCATCGCGGCTCCGAACGATCCTGCGTACACGTACGTCAAGGATTGCCAGGATGAGGTTTTCATGAAGAAGGAAAACTTCTATGCATCCAGTCTGGTCACTCAGTTGATGTGTGTGCTCGAAGAGTCGATGGTTTTGGCGTTGGAGCGTTCGATCATCCCCTTCGACTCGTTCGAGAATCCTGAGCGTATCGACTGGGCATTCAAGATGGCGCTGTTCAAGGTGTGCACTTCGATCACGTCGGGTTGGTTCCGTGAGTTTGCATGGGAAAACTACGACACGGTGCTTGAAATGTATGGCCTCGACAGCCAGGAATTCGTCAACAGATTCAAGAAAGGTCTTGACAGCGGTATCGTTTTGCCATACACTAAGCCTGCCTACTGAGGAGAAAACAGATGGCCACCAACAAGCCTTCCGCCATGGTTCCGATCCAGCAACTCAACCTGCAGGAGCTCGAAGCCCGTTTGACGGACCTCCGTCAGCGTAAGGGCGCTGCACTGCGAGAGATCGAGCTTGAGGAACAGGCGTTGAACCAGCGCCGTATCGCAATCGAGCAGGAAGCGATCCGTAAGCGCCAGGCCCTTGCGAAAGGACACGCTACAACGATCAAAGAGAAACTCTCCGAGATCGAGAAGCTGATGACAGAGGCTGGTTTCACTGGCGGATTTGCTGGTAAGATCGGAGTCAACATGGGCTGGACTGACGATATCGAAGTTGATGTCGGCGAACAGCCTGAATACGGCTGGCACGGGAGCAACTGCTGATGAACGCGAAAGATCGCGCCGACACCAAGAAGATGGTGCAGGAGAAGATCAACGAATTGCGTGATGTCCTCAAGGCATCAGGATACGCGTACAACATTTCCGGCGGCATTTCAACTTCGGAAGAAGAGTACGAACGTAACGGCCTCGACATGGATATTGACCTTTTCGCAGGCAAGTGGGTTTCTAGCTGGTGCTAACCAGGAGGTCAACGTGGCAAATGCGAACCGTATCCGCCACCTGGCCGAGGAATTGGATCACTCAGGACTCAGTGTCAAGGTGATCCGCCGACAGGACGGTGACACGCTACGAATCTCAGCGTCTGACAAGGACGCCAACGACGATCGTGGCGGATGGGTAGAATCTGACTGCATGGATGCCGACTGATGCACTACCACGTCAAAAACGGCTTCTTTGTGAAGTGCTACAGGCAATGTCGTAGCACTTTGCTTTCGGGAACCTTCTGGATTGGCCTGACTGTCTCCTATCCCTTCGAACATTGGCTCTGGGAGAAGGTTTGGCCCTTCTCGATCATTGGCCACTTCCTCATCGGACACTGATATGCTCACAACTGCTCAAAAGTTGGATGATCTTCGCGAAAAGATCACTGATAGTTCTCTCAGTGAGTACGCGAAGTGTGATTACGCCCTCAGGGTCCTGAACAAAGATGCTGAGGACGACTACACCTTCTTCAAGGAAGGCCAGTATCTGTTGAAGGAACACGGGTTCTGGATCGCATCCGAATTCTGTTCATGGATCGACGAGGTGGGAATCGGCGAAACCCGAGTGGACATCTACTGATGAAGCTCTGGCTCGACGATATGCGCCCAGCGCCAATCGGTTGGCTCCACGCCAAGACGGTTGCTGAAGCAATCGAACTCTGCGAGAGGAATCCGCAGGTCGAGAAGATGTCTCTCGACCACGATCTAGGAGCATGCCTCGCGTGCATGCAACATTTCACTGGGCTTAATACGACGGACCGAACAACGCTTGTCGAAGCTTGGTTGGTCAAGTCTGAATATCAGAGCATGCCGCATTGCGTGCATGAAAAATCCGGACACGATTTCGTGGTCTGGCTCGAGAACAACCCAGGGTACTGCCCTGCAGAGATGCCGAATGTACACTCAGCTAATCCCGTCGGCCGTGACCGTATGCGGCTTGGACTCCAGCGACTTTATGAGGCGCTACGAGGAACTTGAAGACGGCTACGATTCTTTCGAATCCATGCAGCGCGCGCACGCCATCCGTAAATTGGATGAAGAATTCTTCGAGTGGCCCAGCGAATGGGCTGAAGTAGAGAAAGCGATCAGGGGGAAGATTGACGCGTTGTCCCGTCAATTCTGCAACTACCACATCGACGACGAACAATTCTTCTGATGCTCGCCACCGATCAAGAGGAGAAGTTGGTAAATATCATCCGGCTGCTCCTTGATAATCAAGACAAGATTCTGAAGGACTTCCAACCGGACTCATGCGGTTGTAACGGCGGCCTACCGAAATACGTGTACCGCAACCCCGCGGCATACCAGATCGGTAACATGCTCGAGCAGAGTGAAGGTTGGATGAGAGAATGGATACAGAAAACGTTGTAGATGCATTTTCGTTCAATTCGCAAGAATCATTCTCCAAGTGGTTGAAGCCGCCTCCTGATCCACTGGCCGACAACAATCTCATGGAGTTGGTGCGAATCATTGATTTCCACTACAACAATGAGGGCGGGCAATTGGTCGGTTTGCAGAAGGCCAGGCTCGACCTGCTGAAGAAGACAGAAGATGAGCAGCTGATTCGAAAGGCTGTCATCCTCTCTGACTACGGCAAAGATGAAAACCTGAATCTGCAAGGAACCTTTGCTCTCTTCTGAGGTACATGATGCTCGTCACGAAGCGATTCCATGAAGAAACCGTGCAGACGTTGCAAGCTGATCGCGCGGATATGCTCGTTCACTACCGCACCAAGCTTCAAGAGAAGGATGACGAGATTGCTCGCCTGAAGACGTCTACGTCAGCAGCAGACGCCATCAAGATGCTTGGCATGCAAGGTGAAATTGAAGCAGCAAACACCTTGGTGGAAAATCTCCAGAATCGGATTGTGACTCTCTACTTGGAGACCGAACGCATTCCTGGCCTGGTCGACAAGAACGAAGAGCTCCAGACGAGGAACGCAGTAC